TCAGCAAATGGCGACTGGCCCAAGAAGGGATTCATCGCAAACTGCAAGTGATCTTGGATGTGAGCGATGTGGTCTTGCTGCATGTAAGCGTATGCAGGCTGGCCAATGAGCATGGCGGCGTTTTCGTCCGCGGAAGTGCGTTGCTCTGGTGCAGGCACGTCCTTCATGATCTCGTTGATGTCCGGCACTTTCAATTGTTTCAAGAAGCGAGACAACACTTTGGAGACATTGAACTGGTCGGGATACTTGTCCACCAACGCCAGCACAGCTTGGTTCTGAGCCATGCGCTGAGTCTCAGAGAAGATGTGCGGATCAGACACCGGAACGATGTCGGTGTTCTTGGCAAAGTCGTCACGCTCAATATCCAAGTCGGTGACAACGTCAGCCTTGCGCATCTCGTCAAAGTGCCAGCGATTCAAGCGGCACAAAATCTTTAGCACACGGGCTTGAGATTCATGCAGTCGAGCGTGAATAGCGGAGAACACCGCGGCGCCCTGCTCAATCAGCGCTTGAGTCGTGCCCACAGGGGCTTGAGAATTGACGTCAGCGACCTTTTCTTCGCTGGTGGTCACTACCCCCTTGGCGGCCGTGTCAAGCCAGCCTAGAAGCTGGAATAGCACGTCCGAAGGCGGGTTGAACGGCATGGGCATGGCGATCTGACGGATGTCTTGTACGCCGGGTGCGCCCTCTATCTCAATGACTTGGGTGACATCAGGTTGAGCAGACTGACCTGAAATCTTAGCGCCCTTAAGCTTAAGCATAGTAGCGCTGTTGTTGATATGTGCAGTGTCCAACAAAGCGCGCAGAGCACCAGTAAGAGCGGCACTAAGACCGCCAATAAGCTGCGGTAAACCAATCGCATAAGCACCTCGCCATGGGATGAACTTAAACTCAACGATCCAATCTAGCTTGGTCATTGTGTCGTCAGTCTCTTCCCAGTTGCGGTACAGACCCACGACCTGATTGCTCAACTCGTCAATCATCAAAATGTACGGAGCCATCTCACCCTTGGAATACTTGTCGTCTTCAAGTTCCATGTAGGTGTAGATGTGGTAGACCTTGCGCAAACCGTCATCATTGTCCTCATACTTCTTGCCTTCAATCTTGTCGTTGGCTTTCTGAGGCTTGGTGGGGTCAATCTCCATCGTGGCGCGGGTGATGCTCACGTCACGGTACATACCAGACGCCACACGGCGGTTGAACTCCCAATGGGTGATCTCGTGCATCTCAGCCGCACGTTCTGCCGTGTAGAAGTTAGTCGCCGCAAACGGCAAGATTACTCGGTCAATCGGCAAGAACTCAACGCATGGGCGTTTCTTCTTCTCGTCATACCACAGCTTGAAGTACTGTGAGCCGCCCAAAGGCAGTTGGGTCAGCAGTTGTTCTTGCTCATCACGGAACTCTTCAATCTGTTCGGTGATCTGCCAGTTTAGGAAGTCACGCTTGCGCTCTGCGACCTCAAGTTTCTGGTCGTCAACCGTGCCAATGATCTTCGTGCGTACAGGGCCGTCCGGCGGGAACATCTCTTTGATCGCCCGTGCAGCGAAGTCGACGCAACCCTCAGCCATGGCAGGATGGACGACCTTAGAGGCTCCCATAAAGGTTGCACCTCCGGGGGCATCATTGCCCATACCAGTCCGACGAATACCCTCTTCATACTGCTTATCTCTTAATTCTCGTGCGTTCTTGTCGTTCTCAAGCAGGTCAATGTACCGAGCAGACAGCGGCTGCAAGTCCCAGTCGCTCATGCTCTCTGCCATGTTGGAGTAGAAGTCAGGGTTAACCTCTGGGCCGTCCTCCGGCAGCGTCACTATCGCAGAGCCATCAGGCAGTTCTTCGGTGTCAATGTCCTCTTCGGGAATCTCTACTTCCGCACTGCCGTCTTCGTTCAGTTCTGGGTCGATGTTGTCTTGCTCTTCCATCACTTGGCCTTCTTAAAGTGTTTAACGCTCATCAGTTCGTACTGCATGGCGTCAAGGTTGGGCGAAATTGTAACTTTTTCTTTGGTGATGCCGTGCCCAACAGGCTTGATTGTCCCACCTTTTTTGGCTTGCTGGGGTTCGTTCTTTTTCTTATCGTGCTCAATCCATTGCTTCATCACATTGACGGCATACGCTTTGGTTGGGTACACGTCATGGATGTAATCGCCTTCATGAACACTCCAACCAACACGTTTTCCCTCGTCGTCATGGTAGGGTTTCACTTCATACTTGGACGGCACACTGCCACCTCTGGCCATTGCTGCTGGCTGTTGCGGTTGCATAGCACCCATGGCTCGGCCTTGGGGCGTCATTTGAAGGATGTTGCTGGGCGGTTGACCCTGTGGGCCACCTTGTGGTAGTTGGCCGCCTTGCTGAGGCTGCTGTTGGCCTTGCTGGGGCTGTTGTCCCGGTGCAGGTGGTTGTGTAGGCCACAATTGTTGCCCGGGCACCGCGGGCTGCATATCGATACCGCCAACGGGCAACTGGCCGGGGTGTTGGCCATGAGGCAGGATGAAGTCTTTGACTGGTAGGTTGGGGGCTTCTTCAGCGCCAACATTGGTGATGTTTGAAAGGCTTGTCGGTTGTTTCATCATCAACTCTGCTTGCATTTGACTTAATGATGGCATAGAGCCTCCTGTTGCTTTGTAAACAATGCCGCCGCGGGCTTTTTGTTGAACTGGCGGTTCATAACCGTGATGAGCCATTCCTTTTTCAGCTTCGCTGAGCCAATAATTAAGGCTTGGGTAATGCTCATTTACATTTCTAACATAATCTTGTGGATTTTTAATAGATTTAAGCAGATCCGGTGCCGTGTAGCTTGAATTTGGGTAAAGTGGTTCTTGATAAACTTTTTCAATGTTGCGTTTATTGTGGTAATCGTAGTTATTACCATAATATGCTTCTTTTGCAGCATGCTGTTCTTTGAACGCTGGATGGTTCTGCAAAAATTCAATCGCCATTTTTATGCGTGGTTCGTAATGTTTTTTTGCTTCGTTTTGGTCTAAATACTTGTTGTTGCCAATGGGAACCATGTCGGCGTGATGCAAGTCTTCAACATTTGTCCAATTGCCCGACTTCACAAAGTCTTGCGCGTAAGGAATGTACTTGGCCGCAGGCTTGGCGTTGCCCTTGCCTTTGATTTGGTTGATACGTTGCGGGTATTGAAAATTAGGAATGTTTTTGATCATTTCACTCAAAGTAACGCCTTGGTCAAGTAACCGATCAGCCTCTTCTTTACCAATATACTTTGCCACATCACTGAAGACCGCCCCTTTGGGCTCAACCTCAATCGTTACATGCGGCTCATTCTTCTTGTCACGCAAACTAAAAATACGAGTATTGCCACTTGCAACATCTGGGCAGTACCCACCAACGCAGTGACCCATTGTGTCGCCTTCATACTTCAGCGCCTCTTCCAGCTTGCTGTAGTTGGGATGTTGGACATGGTTGACGCCTTGCGGGTCAGTATATGTGCCGGACGGATGTTGGCTCCAGCCTTCGGGCAGGTTCTTGTCCAGAGCCAGTTCCAGCCATCTAAAGCCGTTGCCGTAGTCCTTATGGACTGGCATCCCCTCAGTTGCTTTGAGCGCAGTCTCAGCCATTTTGCGTTTGCGCTCTTCGTTGTACTCATGGGCACGACGAACGGCTTGTTCTATGCTGATCTTGTTGAGTTGGTCTGGACGAATACGACCTTCAGCCAAGTCTTGCTTAAGGATGTCGACAATATGGTCAAACCCAAGATAATGCGCATGCATGTTATCTGTCGGGTGGAACAGTTCGGTTTTTGGATCAGCCTTTTCCATCCATGGTTCGACATGATGAGAACCTGCTGAAGTTTGACCCATGCGCAGAACATCGCCAACAGTTGTCTTGCCCAGCGATACATCGGATGCGTCTTCCCATGCTTTGGCAGCCTCTGATTTTCCAAGGCGTTCACCGCCATGACGTTGACGATGGTACTCAGGCTCTTCCATGCCTCGAGCAAGGTATTGGCCTGTGCCCATCATCTCGGGCTCCATGTGAACGATGCCTTCTTCAGCCAGCTTGCGAATCGGATCGTTTGGCGTTGCCATCTGCTTGCGAATGTAGTTGCCAAGGTTGCTCTCCACCCATTTGTTAAGCGCCTTGTTCCTTGCATACATGGGGTCGGCACTCAAGGCTTGAAGTTCTTGCTCGGTCATTGGGCGACCGTAGTTTTCACCAACTGCTTGGCCTTCGTCATTGATGTGGTTGTAGCGCGGTGATTCAGGCCCCTTCAACGGGTTGATCACGCCTTCAACGCCCTTCATCCAATTGCGTGGCCCTTGACCACCGATAGCCAAGTGTACGGGCTTGCGCAGTGCCAAGGCGGCTTGCATCTCGTCGATTGATGGTTCTACAGAGCCTCCATCTTTTTTAACGGTTCTAACATCAGGCATGCCACTCTTTTTAAACCAAGGCAGCAAAGTTCCACGCCCAGTCTTGATCATGTTTAATGTGTAGTCGCGTACTGCCTTGGGAGTTGGATTGATACCTTGTTGATGCAAACTGTAAGCAACTTGCTTTTCCAACAAGTCCAACGCATCACCGCGAGGCGATACCAAACCGGTCAGTTCACCACCACCAAACCAACGTCCTGCTTGCGCCATACCGCCGGGTATCCCCAGTTCTTTAGCAATATCCAACATGTGGTTTTCTGCTGCGCCGTACTCAAGATTCTTAAACCCACCCGACTCTTTAAAGTAAGGATGGTATGGGCTGCCAAGCGTTTCACCTGCCGCCTCATGCACATCACCCACCCAAGAATGCGCAAAATCGCCAGCCTTTTGTGTGCCATAGGTTGGGATTTTGTAGTTGGTAGGGATGTTGGCCAAACTGTGCTGGCGCAAATCGGTGTTGTTGTTAAGAACGCTGGCCACGCCTTCTTCATGCGAAGGCATCATGGGCAAACCAACGCCATGTTTTTCTTTGAACTCTTGACGTAATTTTTCCATGTTTGTTGGAGTTAATTCAACGCCTCGAGCATGCAAGTCACGAATGGCTTGACCCACCGCCATCTCATTCATGATTGAGTTACGGGCCGAAGCCGGGGCAATGCTGTGAATCCAACTATTAAACTTTTCTTCGGGAATGCCCGCCTCCATAGCAGCCAACTTGACTGGATACAACGATGCGTAAAAAGTTTCACCGCCTAAAGGCAAACCGCGCAAGATTTGTTTTTTGATCAACTCGCGGTTAACCGGGTCTTGGTAAACCTCATGCACATGCTCGATGTTGGCTCGTGGAGGTACATCTCTGGGGAACTTGCTTTGTTCCACATCCGGGAAACCACCCAATGCATGTTTGATTGCTGCACGATCAAAAGCTTGCTTTTCAGGCGGAGGCGGTTGCCACGGCTCCGTGGGTTGGCTCAAAAACTGTTGCGTGTGCTCAATTCTTTTTTGGACTACTTCTGGAGTATTTTTTTGTCGTTGTGGTGCGCTGGCCGAATACTCAGCCGGTTGTAATGCCCCATACGTTTTTTCCAATGCTGGCTTAGTGTCGTGTTCCCAGTCAAACTTCTTGGATAAATGTTGACCAGCTTTTTCCAAAGCCGACTGCATATCCATCTTTGGATTGTCTGCCATTAACTGTTGAGCCAGACCAATTGTCTGTTTATGCACATCCGGCAACGTCAAAGGCTTCACGCTGTTACCGTCAGCATACTTTTGTACCGGCACGGGGTTGAACACCGCCGCAGTTGGCATGCTCAGATTCCGGTTAATCATGCCGTTGTATCCGTAGTCTTTGATGAGCCGTTCGTAATCATTGGCTGCCTGCACTTGATCCACCAAGCCGGGGTTGACCATGGACGTATGAGGCGTCCTGTTGGCCTCCACGGCAAGCTTGCGCAGCATTAACGGGTCAGCGCCCATGTCATACAACTTGTCGACCATCGCTTTGTATTTATGTGTGCCCAAACCAACTTCACCACGTTCTGGGTTGCCAGCATAAAAATACGTCCGGTCACGCACGGCGCCGGGTTCTTGTAAGCGGCTTGCTTCTGCACCTTTGATGCCAGTGCCATATCGGGTTGGGTCGGTCATAGTCAGGTTCGGTTCGTGGCTGAAGTGCGTCAGTTGCGCAGTCTCGCCGCCTTCTGGTTGGATCAAGTGGCGGATGTATGCGGGAATGCCACCAGCATAACTGCCACTGTTCATCTCTGGAGGCAACAACACAGCCCTTTGAGGGGCAAACTGGAAATGGTTGTCCAGTAAGTTCTTCTTCTCGGCCTTGGCGGCTTCAAACAAGTCCATACGGCCCTTGCGCTTGGCGTCATAAGCAGTCTCATCCAACGCTGCCACTTCAGCTTTTATGCGGGCATTTAACGGCGTGTAATTAACTACACTGTTTTGGCCACGAGTCTCTGCCGTCATGGCTGCTTGAGCCAACTGGCTGAACATACCAGAGTGAGCCGCCCAAGCCTTCTCTTCGCCTTGAGGGCCAAAGGTCGTGCCGTGCAAGGCATGGCCATAGACATCATGCACCGCCCGGAACATTTCATTGTCATTTAAGCCCGACTCGGGATGGACGTTATGCAAAAAGTCATGGCGGTCGCCGCCTTGGAAAACATAGAGGTGTCGGTGGCCATGCACATCGCGCATCATCTCTTTGCTGTCTTGGTAGTTGCCTTCACCATTGCGGTGAAAACTCATGTTGATTGGTAGGCTCTCAAACTGGCGCTTAGTTTCATGGGCTAAGTGGCCGTACGCTTTTTGCAGCAGTTGATCGTAGTCTTGAGCCTCACCAACGTGCTCAGGCATGTGGCGCTTGTAAGCCTCGTATACGGCTTTCTTGTACTCGGGGTGATCTGTGGCCGCCAGAAGGAATGTGCGTCCAATGGCGCCTTGCTTGGACAATGAACTGGATGAATTGTCAACAGGCTTGTACGGTTTGCCTAAATGCTGTTTTGTATATGCCTCAGCCGCATGGCGAATGGCATTGTCCGGGCCTTTGATTATCCCTTTGACCGCTTCGTCCGTAAGTGGTTGCGGAACTGTGTCTCGTGATAGTCCTTGCTGGCCTTGACCGGTGTCCCGATGGCTTTCAATATTGCCGCTCGTAGCTGCGAAGCCCGATGCAACGCCATGTGGGCGGACTCGGTAGAATGGGCCTTCTTGTGCTGTGTCATAGGTTATTCCTTGTTGTTTGGCCATGGGCACCTCGGGGAGTTTTCGGCATTATGCCAAGCCATGATGACTGTGGCAAACACAATGCTCGAGTCCAGTTTAACTGGGGCTGTGGATAACTTTGCAGTCCAGTTAAACTGGATCACGATGCGTAAGGATTCCCTTTGTGCCGCATGTTGTACAACTCTGCGTCCTCGATGTCATCGCTGTCCACGCTGTCGTCCCGCGGGAAGTCGATGGTGATCCAGCCGCCGTCACGCAGGTAGCGCAGGCCTTGTGAGATGCAGTCCACGAACTCGTCGTGTTCTGTTCCTTCGGGGAAGGAGCAGATCTGGCTGACCATGCCCTCAGCCCATGCGCGGACGTAGCCCTTACGCTGGTCAGACTCAGGCACCCACACACGGCCAGCCTTGATGATGTTGGCCACGATGCTTAGGCGCTGAATCTTGTCGGCGCGGCCGGGGTTGTATGCGTGGACAGGTAGACCAGCCTGTTGCAAGTCTTGGATCAATGAGATGCCAGCCGACTTGTCCTCCACCAATAGGAGGTCGACACGCTTCTTTTCCTTGCCCTCGCCGTACACGACTTCGAACTCGTCGATTACTTTGGGGCGCAGTTGGGGGTAGGTGAGGTGGTCTTGCCAGCAGTCGATGACCATGACACACATCCCACCGTCGAGGGGCTTGAATACGCCCAGAGTAATGCAGCCAGTTGGATCGTTGTGGGTCTTGTCGCTAGTGGCACAGTCGTAAGACTGGATGATGTACTCGAACTTGGGGAAGGGCTTGTGTCCCGGCCAGAGGCGGAACCAGTCGCGCTTAACAATGCCCCCTTCTTCGGGGTCGATGATTTCTGCATGGATTTCCTGCCTTCCTAAGTTTGTGCCCTCGTACTGAAGAATCTGCTTCTGGAACGATGGCGCCAAGTTCTTGATGTTTGAGTATGTCGAGGCGCGTGTGATCACCACATCATCCCCCTCGCGGCCAACCAGATCCATGATCAATGGCTTGGGCTTGGGCGTGGTGGTA